TGTTAAAAGGGTGAGTTGTGTGGGACCCCATACAACAGTTTGACGTAACACATCCACGACGTTTTTCCGTACTCCTAAATCCGTCACACCGGTCAGTCTACTCATAGCGATGCGTATAATTTCTTCCCAAATTGAAATACGGTAAAGAGATTGTCGAAGATCATTGATAATACTAACTTGAGAGGATGTCAAACTATCGAGAGCGTGTATCCGATTCAAAATTGCTATTTGGTCTTGTGTCCAGTGACCGTATTTTTTAGCAACGAAAAAGAGTTCTTTAACACAATTGGCGAAATTCAACTGAAATGTACCTGTTTTAGATCGCTCATTAATCAGAAAAACATTCCTCTGACGTTGTTCGAATAAAATATTAAGAGGTTTACGTTGTAACATACACCGCTCTTGTTTATCTAAATGAACGAGGTCTAAATTGACTGTGAAATTATTCAATTCGAGTTGTTGTAATATCCGGTTGTTTGCTTCGGGGTCCCATAGTGTAGCATCACCCAATTTGTTCTGTGTCGCGAANAGAACGTCGATAGCGGGTCGCAATTTGATGCGGAGGGACATTTCCTGATTGTATATGGAACANAAAGGAAATCCACTTCCCGGNCGTCGGTGAAAATAAAAAGGAATATGAATCCTNTATTCTTCNGTATTGAATGGGTTGATCCCTCGTGTGTTATACTGTCCATCCAAAAATTCTTGTACGAACTCGGATTCCCCACTTCCCTGAAACGGGTTNCCGTGTAATACATTGACACTCGATCTATACGATTCAGATACGTTCAATTCACGGTCTATGAATATATCATCACCGGTGACCGTATCGATCTTGTGTTCACCGACGTATAACTCGACATAGTCGATCACAGAGATTCCAAATACATCAACAGGATAAAGATTCGATCCCAATCTTGCGACATCGGTGGGGTCGGCGACGAAGGATAGTACAACCCCACGTAAGATATCACCATACTTCTGAGGAATGGGTACATCCAAAAAATCATCTGTGAACACCTTTTCTGGGAAGGTTATCTTATAATTTTCTGTGGCGTAGTTTGTGTGCTTACTATATTTTTTAGTAAAAAACGAGAATGACGGGTTGGCGCTTAAAGAGCGATCTAATTCACCTGTCGCCGCGATCAGGACTCGACCCGCCATATATAATATGTGTCATTAATATTTTAAGCCGGATAATCCACTCGCGTAATGGAGTATATTGTAACTCTTCGCGTAAATTTGAACTTCTGTAACGTTATTTTCTGGATCCGATGATACACCTTCTTCTGCTGAGAATGGGTCTGAATAGTCCAGTTTGATTCTACATCTTTGGTCGATTATACGACTGAAATTCAAGTGTCCGGATGGGATGTTATCTAGGGGGTAGAGGGCGAAGGAGTAACTCGCGATCTGGTCACGTGTTTCTAGTTGATAACGAACATATGACGGCGAACCATTTACGTTACTATACACGACATTCCCGTCGACTATAGTTAAACCATCGAACGAAACATCCACATTTACACCAGAAATCGAATTTGTAAGGGAATTCTCGGGAACCATTTTCGAATAAGGTTCCTTGAATAGGGATGTGTTGTTCAGGATCATTTCCATTTCTTTAATTTTTGTATTGAGCATGTACTGTATCAATGTTTCATTACCATGATACGCAAACCGTCTTGATTTCTTCGTTGCGATAAAATAAATTGTTTTGACCGGATGATGAAAACGTAAAGTGATCTCATCTTCATCCTTTGTCCTTGGTATATCATGCCTTTTCAATTGTATCTGTGTGATCAATTGGTTTATCGGGGTACTTTTTAAATAATTCAATTCGTCCCGATCAAGGTACGCGTACGTCGCCAATAGGGATGCTGTTTCTATTCTCGCTTCTGTCACGAATGGATTCAAATATGGTCGAACAATTTTATCCAATTTCTTGAACTTGATTCTGATGTAACAACCCTGTTTCGTGAGTTTACATAACAAGATTGAAGCTGGTAGATTATTATAGAAATAAAACGGTAAATCGATGTACATCTGTCGTAAGGTCCACACGTTATCGTTATTTGAACCATATGGATCNTCTTTTCCNGTTGCTAGAGGTACGATAGTATCTCTAAAATTATAATCAGTTGCATGATATTTATGGTAAAGGTAAATCCAGTCACCCGTGAGCCGTTCGATATGCGTACCTCCTATAAAGAGATCGGCATACTCGATGGCGTGGATACCGACAGTAGGTGTGAATGGGTCATCGTAATTACCAGTTGGGTTTTCTGTCGTGGGTGTGACACCACCCAATGGGTATGTATTTGATACAGACGCCTTGAAGAAAAATTTATATCGAAGTGTCAGGTTCGTGAGAAGATCACCCATATCTATTGGTATGATACACATCGTATCCTGATCGAATTCTGCATTGAGTAATGGGTGCTCTCTCACATCGAATGCGAATTTCGTGTGTCTCTTAAAAATAGTCGAGAAATGAGAATAGGTTGGGTTCCCTATCACATACATATCCTGTATCCCAATAGTACCTAATGTCAGTTTTCCTGCCATCTCTACTTAACTATAGTTTTTATTTTTAAGTTTGTAATAAAGACCCATTGTTGAATACGAGTGTTTTGTAACCCGTGTAGTACATATGAAATTTATATTCCGGGTTCTGGATACTCTTCCCGTTACCGTATTTGAGATCGATATTGTTTACCAGTTCTAAGTGTAAATTAGTCTTTTCTGATTGTAGGGCTGAAAAGTCGAGAAACCCCGACGGTGAAGTACTTTTAGGGAATAGTGCGAAATTGTACGAGTAAACATAATTAAGTAAATAATTGGGTACGGGTGGTTCGAATAGATAGTTATTTGATATATCAGTCCCCGATCTCGCCATTTTCGCACGCGAGGGGACGTAACTGAAAAAATATTCCCTGTCGTTATTCGATACGTTTGGTATGCGTTCACCATTTAGTGTGAAATAAGCACTTTTTAAGAGATGTGGTTCGGATTTGTCTTTGATCTGCCCTCGGGTAAAGTTGTAACGATTGGCGGTCGTCGAGTAGTACCATTCGTTTACATACGCTGGGTCGTCTACGGGTAAACTTCTATACTCATCCTCATTTTCATATCCCGCATATCTAAAAAACCAATGGAAACACTTGACTGGAATACTCGGTTCCAATTGTACGATGAATTCTCGCTTTTGCGGTTCGAGTGGGATACTGGAATGTCTAATCACAAAATCATATGTAATCTCATTATTCGGTCGGGTGAAATATAAACGTTCTTCGGGAGAAAGTGTGATTTCCTCAGTGATGACTTTAAAGTTCTGTATTTTTTTAGGTGGAGGTGTTGCCGGGAGACCTCGGCTCGTTAAATTATCTGATGCACGCTGGTTATAGAGAGTGAAGAAGGATTGTTTGAAAAACTCAATTTCAAGTGTAATTTTCTGTTTATGGATAGCACACAAGGGGAAGGGTGTTTTATTTTGATTGTTTTCTGAATAGGCATCACCACCGTAATTATGTGAAAAGAAGAACGGTATATGAATAAACACATCGTTACTCTGTGCGTCGTTTTGGGCAGAAGGTTGAGATGTTTCACCCCCAGTTACATTTCGATTATACAGTGTATTTGCACTCATTTTTTGTGATTCGGTCGTGTACATATTATCATGAATGATACACCAATCTGCTGTTATTTCTTCGACTATCTGGGTATCAACCTTAAATTTGATATTTTTGATTAGTTTACGACCGAGTAATTGCATATCCCACGCCCAATACGCAATCTCAGGTAGTGTAAATGAAGGCAATGGTATATCTCTCAAGATAATACTCTTTATGGTTTCTGGGAGTACTGCGAATACAGTTGAGGAGAGTTGGGATAATATCAAGGCATCCGTGATGTCCGCCCCAACATCTCTGGGTCTTACCGCGGTGCCCCTGGTTACCGGTGATACTCCACTGATTATATCAATAATATAGGATGGAGTCGACGGGTACGTTGTAAGTAGATTCTGTGCAGTGACTGGATCGGGGTCATTTCCATCCCCATTTAGAATACCTAGCAGTGCATCGAATACGGGTGTAGCGAGACCGAGTGTGGATAATACCACATTACCCGGAATATTTACTCTAATCCCCCTGAGTACATTAATGATACTGATTTGAATCGGCGAAGTTCTATCATCAATTCCCAATGTAGTGAGAAGATCCGGACCAGGGGTCACAGCCACATCCCTATTTAGAACTTGTATCAGTGCTGTGAGTATGGGTGCACTGAGACCAAGGGTGGACAATACCAAGGTATCCGAAATATCTACCGAAATTCCTTTGAGTACATTAATAATACCAATTGGAATTGCAGTAGTTGCCTGATTAATCGCTAATGTATTAATAAGTGCTACACCAGGGGTTGTGNTTGGNTCACTGCTCAGAACACGCAATAATGAAACCAATACAGTCGCAGTAAAATCCGTATTGATAGTAAANAATTCCGCGGGAAGAAACGTGAAAATCAAATTATTGAACTGATTTTCAAAGGACAAGAAGTATTTGAAATCTGGGAACTGGAACGCGGGGAGTATAATACCAGCTAAATTTGGGGCACCTGCGAGCCACCATTCTCTAAACGTCGCATATCCAAATTGTACTAAAGTCTGACCACTAAACAACATTTTCTGCAGGGTTTCGTTGAAGATGATATCATCAAACCCCCATGTCGGTAATGTCAATTGGATCCATAGATTATTTAAGAGATCCCCCATGTATTGAGGTTTCAATTCAACTCGGATTGTTTCACCGAATGGCCATGTCGCTGCGATACCTTGTGTTACGGTGTGTACGTTATGATACTTTCTAAATTCGGAATGTCTCTTCGTTTCATATTTAAATAAAGAATGTTTAGGGTCTTTGGAAAGCAAATGTGTATCTTGATTTCCAATAGCCTTTAGGGAAATCTTAGCGGCTTCACCCATGCTTACTATTGTTTACATATTTTTAATATCTGTTTTCCACATCGTNACGTGACTCGTCTTCATCATCTTCTCCAAGTCCTCTTTCGCCTGCTTCGCCTCATCCATGAGCGCCCTGACGCGTTCCTCCGTATACTCGACCGTCTTCGTATTGAGGAGGTAGTCCCAATTCCCATCAATCTTCGGGAATATGGGGGACATCTCCTCTTCAAGTTCAACCTTCTTCCTCTTGAACACCACCAATTCACCTTCGATCACCATGGATACAAACTTGGACTTATGGTCACACATCACCGCTCTTTTCTCGAGTACATCGATGAGATGTGCCTTCCTCTTCTTATAATGATCTAAGCGTAGTTCCACAAAATCTTCGAGAATCTCTTCGGGGCTCGTGTACTTGTGGATACCCTTGGTGGGGTGGAAGAGGTGCATGTTAGAGACACGGAAGGTCTTCCTCAATTTGAGATCCTTGAGGAGATCCTTACCGGTGTAGTCAATGATTTCGAAATGGACATCCTCTGTCGTCGAGTTATTGGTGTACCCCCCAATCAACTTCTTCTCCACGAGTGTATCGAGATACTCCTTATAGTCCTGCGTCCAGCGACCTGGTGGGAGTTCGGTCACGACGATNTTGCTTCCGGACCAGTTCCATACACCTTCCATCATCCACGTGTCCTCCTCCTTATGAACGACACCTTTGAAACCCCTGAACCATGGTCGCATGGGTACGATGTCCTCACCNGTCAAAATCCGTTTAATGTTCGCCTTGATGTCNTCGGGGTTAAATGGAGGCACATAGCAACTGAACCCTGTACCGATACCCTCTGTCCCATTGACGAGAACCATTGGTAGGGTGGGCATGTAGAAATCGGGTTCGATAGGGTGACCATCGTCATCCAAATAGTTGAGAATTGCATCATCCCTTGGGTCATAAATCTTTCGAGCATCCTTGGTTAACTTCGTGAAGATGTACCTCGTCTGGGATGCATCCTTACCACCCATCAATCTCGTACCAAACTGACCACATGGCTCTAGGAGGTTGATATTGTTCGACCCCACATAATCGTTCGCCAACTTCACAATCGTATCCGCCAGAGAAACCTCNCCGTGATGGTAGGCACTCTTCTCAGCCACGTACGCCGCCAACTGGGCAACCTTCATTTCCTCCTTGAGATTCTTCTTGAAACATGAGTACATAACCTTCCTTTGTGAGGGTTTGAGACCGTCTGCCATGTGTGCGATGGAACGTTTCAGATCCGCGAGACTGAAGTTCACCAGATCCTTGTGTACAAAGTCGGAAATGGTTAATTGTTTCACACTTCCATAAGGAACCTCGAGTTGATCAGATTCCTTGGCTGTGTTCTCGAGAAGCCACGTCTTCCGTGCGTCAGCCTTCTTCTTATCGAATGCGAGGACGATCGAATCATCCGTCATCATATCCACATCAAACTTTACCGTGAGATCCTGAATCTTCTTGAAATACTCACGAGCTTCAGCGCTCGTGGAAGTACCGAGACCCTTGTAGTATTTGATTTTCCACCCAGCCTTACCATCACCATACCAGGTTCTGAATGCAGAGTCTGTATAGAACGACTTGGTATTAGCACCCTTGGTCGCCTTGATGATTGGGGTCACCATAGAAACCACAAAGTTGAGATCAAGGAGACTCGGCCAAAAATAATGGATCATGTTTAGGATGAGCCCCTTAATGTGAGACCCGTCGTTATCCGCGTCGGTCATGATCATCAGGCGTCCATAGCGAAGCTCTGAGACATCCTTGTACACCTTACCCTGTTGGAGACCCAAAATCTTCTTGAGATCGTTAAACTCCTGGTTCGATGTGAGTTGCGCTACAGAGACATCTCGGACATTCTTACACTTACCACGAAGTGGGAAGACACCATATTGGTCTCGACCCACGACAGATAGACCAGCGACTGCGAGGGTCTTTGCAGAGTCACCCTCTGTTACGATGAGGGTACACTTCCCAGAATGTTTGGTTCCTGCGTGGTTCGCATCATCCAACTTGGGAATACCGGTAATCTTAGATTTACGTGCACCATCAGATTTCTGGAGTTCCTTCATCTCTTTGAACTTTGAAAGTGCCATGAGTTCATCAGCGATTCCAGTCTTGAGAACATTCTTGATGAATCCCTTGGGTGGTTCGAATTTACTCCCGAAATCTTGAGACTTTGAGGTACACTCAGACTTAACCTGACTGGAAAAGTTAGGATTCTCGATGGTTGCTTTGACGAAGATATTGAACGCGTTCTTCACCTGTTGAGGTTTCAGTTTAATCTTCTTCGCCATCTCATCAATGATACCATTGGCGATGAACGCGGCGACGTGGTCTACATGGGAACCACCCTTCGTCGTACAGATACCGTTCACGAATGAAACCTGCTCCATACCATTCTCAGATGGACCCACACACACAGACCACCTGTCCCCCGTGTAAGATGAAACCTCGTTCACGCCTTCATGCATCTTGGTGTAGGCTTCAAAGTTTTGTTTGGGGAGAACATCTCCGTTGAACTTCACTTTACAGTTTTGGGTCGTACAGATGTTCGCATCCCAAACCCTCTTTTGGAAAATACTGTAAATGGTATCGTCCATCTTGGACATCCCAAACCTCTTCCACTCGGGTGTGAAAGTGATAGAGACGGATGATGTGGCACCCGAATGTTTTTTGATTTTTGGTGGGTCACAGACAGTCATATTCTTCGACCACTTTTGGGTATAGGTCTGGTTCGTCTCGTGGTCCTTGATGATCACAGAAAAGTCGGTAGAGTAGATGTTCGCCAACTTGGCACCATAGCCATTGCGACCCCCAACGATACGTTTTTGAGTGTCATCATAGTTGGTACTCGTGAGGAGGTGTCCAAAGACGAGTTCGGGGTTCCATAGACCTTCCTTCTCGTGCATGCGGACACTGATCCCACCGAGAGGTCCATTGTTCTCAATGGTCACTGAGCCCATATCCTTATCGATGGAGACGGAGATGGAACTGACCTGTTTGGGGTGGAGAGAGTTACGGTCGATGGCGTTGACCAGGATTTCATCAAAAATTTTCAAGAGGGCTGGAGAGTACTTGAGGTTCTTCTTGGAGAACTTTTCACCATTGAGGATCCAGTAGGGTTCCGTACCCAACTCAACTGGACCGACATAGGAGTCGGGTCTCTTGAGAATGTGTTCGATATGGGTGAGCTTTTGGACACTCTCCATACTTTCTTGATTTTATTACAAGTCAAAACTCTAACTTAGGTTAATTTAAAAACAAACATCCATACAAAATATATATGCTCACCCTCGCTTCTGTCAAGCCTCATGTGAACACTGCTCGCAGGTTTGAGAAGCGTTTCAACAAGGCGGTTGTCGGAACAGCTGTGAAGGTCATCGACAGAGTGTACAAAGACCGGGACTACGCTCGGTTCTATGTCCTCGAGACGGTCGCCCGTGTCCCATACTTTTCGTTCGTCTCCGTTCTACACCTCTACGAGACCCTCGATATCTGGAGGCGTGCTGATTACCTGGAGACACACTTTGCTCAAACCATGAATGAGTACCATCATCTCCTCATCATGGAAAATTTGGGTGGTGACGAGCGTTTCGTGGATCGATTCTTTGCACAGCATACGGCATTCGCGTACTACTGGTTGACATGCCTTCTGTACGTGGTGTCACCGAGGATGGCTTACAATCTCTCTGAACAGGTGGAGGAACACGCGTATCACACCTACGATGAATTCCTCAAACAGAACAAAGCGAGCCTCTCCCTCGAGAAACCACCAGCTGTGGCTGCCAACTACTACGACGATGTCGACAATCTGTATGATGTTTTTACCAGGGTTCGTGACGATGAAGGTGACCACGTGAAGACGATGCAGGATTGTCAGAATGACACTTTAAAT